GAGGCTGTGCCTCCGGAGGAGTTCCTAATTTCCCGTGAGGCCAAGTCCCTCGAGGACAGTGACTACGTCGCGCACCGCCGCATCGTGACCGTCTCAGAGCTTGTGGCCATGGGCTACGACTACGACGACGTGTCAGACCTCGGATCCGCGTATGACGACATGGAGACAAACGTCGAGCGCTACACGCGCAACAAGGCGCTCACCAACGAGATGAACGAGCGCAACGACCCGGCGATGAAGAAAGTGCTCTACGTCGAAAACTACATCAAAGTGGACTACGACGGCGACGGAATTGCGGAGCTGCGCAAGGTGTGCACCGCCGGCGACGGTAAAAAGATACTCATGAACGAGCCGTGCGCGATGCTGCCGTTCGCAGTGTTCTGCCCCGACCCCGAGGCGCACGACTTCTTCGGCATGTCGATCGCAGACACTGTCATGGATATTCAGCGCATCAAGTCATCGATCATGCGCAACACGCTCGACAGCTTGGCAATGTCAATTCACCCACGCGTCGCAGTGACAGAGGGTATGGTCAACATTGATGACGTCATGTCGACAGAGGTCGGCGCCATCATCCGCCAGCGTCAGGCTGGTCAGGTGCAGCCATTGTCTATGCCATTCGTTGGCCAGCAAGCATTCCCAGTGCTGCAATATATGGACGAGATCAAAGAGGCCCGCACAGGCATTTCAAAGGCGTCTATGGGCCTCGATGCCGGAGCACTGCAATCATCCACCGCAGCGGCCGTTCAGGCGACTGTGTCGAGCGCTCAGCAGCACATTGAGATGATTGCACGCATCTTTGCGGAGACAGGCATGAAGCAGCTCTATCGCATCGTGCTTCACTTAATCACAACGCATCAGGATCAGCCGCGGATGGTGCGCCTGTCGAACGAGTTCATTCCGATCGACCCGCGCGCATGGAACGCCAACATGGACGTGTCGATCAACGTCGCACTTGGCCGCGGTACAGACACTGAGCGCATGATGATGCTACGCCAGATCGCGGAGATGCAGAAAGAGGCCATGGCGACCATGGGCCCGATGAACCCACTGACCGACATGCAGAAGCTGTCCAATACGCTGAAGGCGATGACAGAGCTCGCGGGCTTCAAGGATGTGTCGCAATTCTGGTCAGACCCGGCGCAGTTCCAGCCTCCGCCCCAAGAGGACAAGCCCGACATCAACGAACAGTTGATCGCGGTTCAAATCCAACAGATCCAAGCCGACATTCAGAAGAAGGCTGCGGAGCTGCAACTTGGACGCGAGAAGATGATGATGGAGGACGATCGCAAGCGCGACGAACTCGAGGCCGATCTGTACGTCAAGGCGGAGGAGATGCAGGCCAAGTACGGCACGCAGCTTAACGTTGAGAAGATCCGCGGCGAGATGGCGATCAATCGCGAAGTCATGAAGGCGCAAGCTGATCTGATTAAGGATGCAACGCGTGAAAACTAAACAACAAATCATTGACGACGGGCACGAGGCTGCCCGTCTCATGCGGGACACAGATTTTATTCGTTTCATGGATGAAATCGAGCAGGATTGCTGGGAGGAGTTCAAAGCAACGAGCGCCAGCGATAACGAAGCCCGAGAGGGCATTTACATGAAACTGCGCGGCGTTCAGGCGGTTCGTCAGAAGCTGCGCGCAATGGAAGATAATGCGACTATTGAAAAAAAGGGAAAATAGCGCATAATATGGAGATTAAGGATGTCAGAAGCCAATAACCCGTTAGGGACTGATCTGCAAACCGCCCAAAATGCAATCAGAGCCATGCTCACGCCTCAAGAGGATACCGTGACGGAGCCTGATGCGCTTGAGGCCGAAGCCGTAGAGGCAGAGGCCGAAATGCCAGAGGAAGCTGAAGAATACTCAGAAGAGTACGCTCAAGAGTACGACGCAGAAGCCGAAGGCGATTTCGAAGCTGAAGAAGATGCCGGCGAGCAGGACGACGCATCCTTCGACTTACTATCGGCCACGGTCGAAGTAGATGGCGAAGAGATTACCGTCGAAGAGCTTAAACGCGGAAACCTAAGGCAACGGGATTACACACGCAAAACTCAGGAACTTGCCGAGGCGCGAAAGCAGCTCGAGGCAAACTACGAAGAGATACAGCGTGAACGTGCTCAATATGCTCAGATGTTGCCTGCATTGCAGGAGCGTTTGCAGCAGCCGGTCGAACAGGAGCCAGACTGGGACACTCTGTACGATACAGACCCTACGATGGCAGCGAAGGCAGAGCGCCAGTGGCGAAAGCAGCAGGAAGAGCGCACAGCTCAAATGCAAGCAGTCGAAGCTGAGCGTCAGCGCATGATGGGGTTAGAGCAGCAGCGTCTGGAACAGATGCAAGCTCAATACTTCGAACAGCAGCGCGAATTACTGCCTGAACTCATTCCTGAATGGCGTGACAATACCGTCGCGTCTAAAGAGGCAAAAGACATCCGCGGCTTCCTCCTGAAGGAGGGATTTAGCGAACAAGATGTCAACGGCCTAACGAATGCTACGCTTGTGAAGTTAGCGAGGAAAGCGATGTTATACGATCAAGGTCAGACACGCGCAACTGAGGCGAAGAAAAAGCCGAAGACGCAGAAGGCCAAGACACTCAAAGCTGGTTCTCGAAGCACACAGCCTAGACCAAAGAGCGAACAAAAACAGGCGCTTCAACGCGTTCGTCAAACTGGCCGTGTGCAAGACGCTGCGGCTGCAATTAAAACTCTACTCTAGGAGGCCATTATGGCAATCGTAACTAACACCTTCACGTCTTTTGACGCTACTGGTATACGGGAGAGCTTGGCCGATGTGATCGCCAATATCTCCCCTGAAGAGGTACCTCTACAATCTAACATCGGCTCAGAAAATGTGTCTAACACATACTTTGAGTGGCAGACTGACAGCTTGGCTGCAACTTCAACAACAGCTCGCATCGATGGTGACGATGTGTCTTCATTCGATAGCACATCAGCAACAACTCGCGTTGGTAACTACACGCACATTCTACGCCGCACATTGATTGTCGCAGACAACATGGGCGCGCAGGATCTTGCGGGTCGTAACGACGAACTTGCGTACCAGCTTGCTAAGCGCGGTAAAGAGCTTCGCCGCGATATTGAGGCAACTCTTGCCGACAATAACGCGCAAGTGGCCGGGAACTCGTCAACAGCTCGTGAGACAGGCGGCTTGGGCGCATGGATCGCGACAAACGAGAGCGTCGGCACAGGCGGCGGCTTGACAACTGGCGACGGTACAACTGCTCGTACAGACGGCACACAGCGCGACTTCACTGAAGCGATGTTGAAAGATGCAATGCAGCAAGCATTTACATCTGGCGGTCAGCCAAGCATCTTGATGGTAGGCCCACACAACAAGACAGTTGTGTCAGGCTTCGCGGGTATCGCGGCACAGCGTTACCAAGCGCCATCAGACGCGCCAACAACAATCATCGGTGCGGCTGACGTGTATCTCAGTGACTTCGGGACGCTAAATGTGGTCGCAAACCGCTTCTCTAGAGAGCGGGATGCATGGCTACTCGACCCAGAGTATGCATCTGTATGCTACCTACGTCCAATCCAGCAAGTTGAGCTTGCGAAGACTGGTGACGCTGAGAAGCGTATGGTCTTGGCAGAGTTCGGCTTGAAAGTGACAAACGAAGCTGCTCACGCAGTTGTCGCGGATTTGAACGTATCATAAGTTCGGCGGGGCGGCTTCGGTCGCCCCTCTCGCTTTTGGAGGCACTGATGAAGCGACTTTTTAGCCAAGATCCAGTGACAGGCATCACGAAGTATTGGCATGTAAATGAAAAGGGAGAATACGTTGTCGAGACGCAGCAGGACGTCTCCGCGATCGCCGAGGCGAACAAGCGTCAGTACAACGACACGCCGGATAGATACCGGGACGTCAACAAGGTGGCGTCTATACCTCTTTCCGTGTATTATGAGCTCAAACGTAAGGGCATCGCCGACGATCCGAAGGCGCTGCGCAAGTGGTTGAATGACCGCGACAACCAAGTATTTAGGACAAGGGCGGGCACGCTGTGAGCATTACAACTTATTCCGAGCTGAAGACATCGATCGCCAACTGGCTTGACCGGGATGACCTCACAAGCGTCATACCCGACTTTATCATGTTGGCGGAGCACCAGATGGAGCGCTCTATTCGCCACTACAAGATGATCGAGCGTTCGAGCGGCGCACTTGATAGCCAGTACAGCGCAGTCCCTGCTGACTGGTTAGAGACAGTGCGCTTTAGCATTACGAATAACAACACAAGCAAGGTTGAGCAGACAACTGTATCCGATCTCATGGACAAGCGTGCGGCCGGCCTTAATCAGACAGGCTTGCCAAAGTTTTACGCCCACGTCGGTGAGACGTTCGAGCTTTACCCAACGCCAGACCAGACGTACACGATCGAGCTTGTCTATTACCAAAAGATCCCAGCGCTGTCAGACAGCCAGACGACAAACTGGTTACTCGGCGACGCTCCTGATGCTTACTTGTATGGATCTCTATTGCAGGCGGCGCCTTATCTCGGAGAGGATGAGCGCGTCAATGTGTGGAGCGGCTTATACACAACAGCCGTAACATCGCTAAACGCCGTCAACGAAAAGACACGTCATTCCGGCACAGCTCTAAGAATGAGGTTGGCGGCTTACTAAAACTTTGAAAATGCGCTATAGTCGGCGCAGATATATCTAGGAGATCAACATGAGTTTCTCAGACTACTTGGAAACAAAGGTGCTAGACCACGTTTTTGCTGGCACTGCATACACAGCACCATCAACGCTGTATGTTGCGCTGTTTACGGCTGCACCATCAGATAGCGGCGGCGGTACAGAGGTATCAGGCGGAGCATACGCGCGTCAGACAATCGCGTTTACAACGTCAGGCGATACAACGTCCAACAACGCGGCGGTGGAGTTCCCGACAGCTACGGCGAACTACGGCACGGTCACGCACGTTGGGATTTACGATGCATCATCTGCTGGCAACTTGATGGCTTGGGCGGCACTGACATCATCCAAGACGATTGAAACGGGTGACGTATTCCGCATACCAAGCGGTGACTTAGACATAACGCTCAACTAGGGGCTAACGCATGGCCTACGGTCAGGGTTTATATAGTACATGGTTTTACGGGGTAGATGGCTCATACATTGATGCGTCTGCCTCTATTTCTGCGTCTAGTACAACCACGGCTGCGGCACAGGTTACGGTTAAAGGTGCTGCGGCACTTACAGCCACAAGCGCGACATCTGTTAGCTATCTGCGCGTTGTTGAGCGAAGCGTACCGATTAACGTACTGGCGGAGATGGTGCCGATTGGCGCGATCAATGCAGCGGGTTCTGCGGTTGTTACTCCATCGCTTACGGTCACAGGTGGCGCGATCCGCGTTGCACAGTCTAGCGTTCAGGTAAACCCAGCACTAACGATTGCGGATATTACAGAGCGTGTGCGTGAGGCTGCATCGGTGGTTGCGGCAGAGGTTGCGTTCGCGGCATCCGCAAACTTCACAGCAGCGGGTGCAAGCGCGATTGACGTAGCATCAACGGTCACTGCGACATGCAATCGGGTTCAAAGTACAGGCGGCAGCACATCTGCCATTGCACTGTTTGCGGCATCTGCGCGTGAGAAGTGGGAGCTTGTTGTTGACCCGACAGACACTTGGACACCACTAGCTGATGACAGCGTAACTTGGACAGAGTTGCCAACGAGAGCGGCATAAGGATTGAGAAATGGTTGCTTATACAACGACATATAACCTGAAAAAGCCTACTGTTGCGGATGACGAGGATGTCTGGGGCGGCTACCTTAACGACAGCATGGACTTGATTGACGATGTTCTTGACGGGACAACGCCTGTCACTGGCATTGATATTAACTCAGGCACTATTGATAACGCTGTTATTGGTGGCACTACGCCTGTCGCTGGTACGTTCTCAACTCTGACCGCAAATACGTCTCTGGGCGTTACTGGCAACATCACCGTGTCTGGCACTGTGGATGGTCGTGACGTTGCTGCGGATGGCACAAAGCTGGATGGCATTGAAAGCGGTGCTACAGCAGATCAGACAAAAGCAGACATTGATGCGCTGGGTATTAACGCAGCAACACTTGATAGCTTAGACAGCACACAGTTCTTGCGTAGTGATGCTAGTGATACTGTAGCGGGAGATATTACTGTCACTGGTCTGACGCGGTTTGCAAATAATGGCAACAATCCTTATTTCTGGTTCACTGAAAGCAGCGTAGATAAAGCCTACATTCAGTGGAACGCAAATGGTTATATTGAACTTGGAAACGTAGAGGACGGTTCTCGTTTAGTTATTAAAGACAACTTTGAAGTCTCAACAGACAACGGTGCAAGTTGGAATAGTATTTGGCATGCTGGCAATGACGGCACTGGCTCTGGCCTAGATGCTGACTTATGGGATGGCAACCAGTTTAGCACTTATCTAAACCAAGCTGTATTATCTTCATCTAGTCCAAACTTTAACAATCTTTATATAAATGACTACCTAATTCATACTGGTGATAGCGATACTTATCTGGGGTTTGGAACAAACACCATTAGCCTTGTTGCTGGTAATTCGGCTGAAGTCACAATCAACACCACAGGTGTACGTCTAGGCGATACAGGCAATGGCTACTTCCAACCTGTTTCTGGCAGCTATGGCTCTATCCAGATTGATGGCGGTGCGCATGGTGGATACGAAGGTTACAGCATTGGTGGTCGTGCTGTCTTTATGCATAACAATAGTTCAACAACAGGCATCTACAATGACGTTGATAATGAATGGTTAATTGATTTTACGCATAATGGCGACACACGTTTGTATAACAATGGTGCTGTAAAAGTCCAAATTAGCAGCAGCTACATGGAGATGTTGCAGCACATTGACATGAACAACTACAACATCTACGGCGTAGACCGTATGTTCCACCACGGTGACACCGACACCTACATGCAGTTCCATGCAGCCAATCAGTGGCGTGTTGTTACAGGTGGCACTGAACGTATTGAGGTAAACAATACACGGACGCAGATTGACACGCTACTTACTGACGCAGCGGTTGCTGAAGATTACGATGCCCTATCGGGAACATCTGTAACAGCAGACCCAGATGCGGGTGGTGCATTTAGCCTAACAATGACAGGCAACACTACGTTTACTTTCGGTGCGCCTAGTTTGGGAAGCGGTGTATCAACAGGCTTTATCATTGAGCTAACAGGCAACGGCTCAACAGTCACATGGCCTAGTTCAGTAGAGTGGGCTGGCGGTACCGCACCTGATGCACCCGCAAACGGTGAAACTGACATTTACGTTTTCTGGACACGCGATGGCGGAACAACATGGTACGGCGTTCAATCCATAGACGCGGCGGCATAAAATGAGTAAGATGCCGATAAGCAAAGGAATTTGA